CAAGGCGTCCAATACTCTGCACTATCTTTCTTGCTGTATAGTGCTTGCGCAAAACTGAGGGCGTCTTCCTCGCCTGTGGTAATCACAAGATACTTCTGACCAGCTTCAAATACAGATTGCCCAAAGAGTTCGTTAGTGGCTTTGGTGCTACCGATTCCAGTAAAGCTTTTAGGTGTTGAGCGCTTCTTAAATCCTACAATTTTACCGTCTTTAGTTGAAGGGTAGTATCGAGCCTTTACATCAAACTCACCTTCAACTTCAGTGTGTACCCCATACTTAGCTGATACAGGTTGTCCAATTCCACGAGCTTTCCACCCACGAAATGGGATAGCTTCAATATCAGTAAAATCAGTTTCTACATGCTCACGCGCTTTATAGTTCTCAGCAGGTTCCAACTTAGCCTCCTTAGCAATATCTGGACCAAAGTATTTATTGCAGACGAAGCACCAGCAATCTACAACTGTGCTTCCGTCTTCTTTTTCTTTCTCATAGACAGCCATCCCATCAGAAGATTCACATTCCAGGCAGCTTGTATGAAACAGTAGAGTACCTTCTTTCATTTACTAACCCTATCAATCAGCGCCAAATCCAGCAACACAGGCAATACCATAAGCCATCCGCTCCAAGTTGTCCCCACATAATAATTCAGCAAGATATAGCTGGCGATAGTGATCACTTCTCTACCTCCTTCACCTTAGCCGTCAGTTCGCATACTTGACTGCGAGGTAAGTCTTTTTGACAGTCTTCGATAGCTTTAATGGCCTGATCAAGAATGGTAGGTTTTTGCCAACTCAAGCAGCCTATGATGACTCCGAAGGCAAATATGCCTGCGCTCCATATCAGTAAAAGTATAAATTCTTTCATCTACTTAACCACCCTCAAATGACTTCTCTTCAACATCTTCTGCTTCCCCTCAATCAAAGCATCAGCCGCTTTAAGCTTTCGCTGTTGAATGTAGACAGGAAGATTCTCCGCAAGCTCATTCAAGAAGCTAATAGGCATGCTTTCTAAAGCATCATAGAATAGCTGACATTGTGCTTCAAATTGCCTTTCCATCACTCATCTCCTTCAATAATCTTTCCGCATTAATCACAGCTTGCCTAATCAGAATCAACCTAGGCGAGTCTATCCGATAAAATTCCACATCAAGCTGGATCTCTTCGTAGAACTCTAGCATCACTAGGATTGATTTGCAAGCATCATAGAGTTCTTGGTGTGATTCTTGGAGAGTTATCATTGTCCACCTAGCAACTTATAAAGCTTATCCTCTCCACTAGAAGCTGAAAGGAAGCCCTCTTCCCACCCTTCTTCGTGCTCCCACTGAGCTACCTTCAATACAATCTGACTAAAATTATAGTCATCCACCGCCAGTACATTGTCTTGAGCTAACTCTAGTAGTTCTTCAGCATTCAGCAAATCCAATTCATTAAGCGTCATTTTACTCACCCCACCAAATAGTTACGAGACCAGTCTTTCCAGTCTTCTGCAAGTTGCTCAAGATCAGCATGTTGACTTACTGAAATCTTGCGACCATTGAAGTCAAATTTAACAAAAGCAACATTCCACTCTTGAGCCTTTTGTTTAGCTTCCTCAATCGCAGTAATGAAGTTTGTACCAGCCAGAAATTCAACAGCGATGGTGATATTAGATTTCATCATACCCTCCTTTCATCTCTAAAGCATCCACAAGCATAGCCACGCCAAAGATATCCAGCTCATGTAGCTTAGAATAATTGTCAATCATCTTGCGGCAAATCTCGAAATGGGATGGCAACCAGGATGAGTCAATGTAGCGTAAGACTGTTGTAAGGTCAAGGTCTATTTTGGTTTTCATTCTTCTTCCTCGTAGTCGGAGTAGAAAACTTCCGATGAATAGACAACACCTGCGTCATCCTTGAACTCTGCAACATCTCCAATGTGCAGCTTATCCAGCAAACCACACACGTCAATCCTAATCAAACCAGTCTCAACACAGATATCCCACACAGGCATGTCAAAGGAATCTCGTCCCCACTGCCTAACCCACAAAGGTTGAGGAAGACTGTTGATAAAATCCATACGCAGTAAGTCGGTCATCTCAAATCTCCTATCAGAAGGTATACAGTTTACCGTTAACTTTGGCAGAAATCAAGGTGTTCAGATTAACATTTTTGAAGCTGCCACTACTAAGCTCTGCGCAGGTATAATACTCGGGCTTGTGTGCAACGGTGCTGACTGCTGCATTGGCTGAACCGTGTGCAAAACTCTTCTCCATCCACTTCTTAGCAACCATCTCGCGGACAGTGCCGTCTTTCTTCATGAAGGTGCAGCTAAACACCTTACCATTAGCGCTGTCAAGGATTTTTCTACGCTCTTCACAGGACATGCTCATCTCGCTCACCTCGTTGGTGTGTTTGCTTTCGATAGGTCTAGATTACCACGATCTGATGAGGATGCAAGGGGAATTTGATTGGAATTTTCTATTAGAAAGAGATTATCGATAATTTTATACTTTTCTTTAGGGTGCACAAGATCACCTTCATCTGCTGCCCATAGCTCCGAACCAGAGGGGTTCATCACAGCTACAAGCTAGACCTTAGTGAGGGTCTATACAGAATCCAGTATACCTAAGCCTGACAGCTAATCAAGCTTCATGTCCTTTCCCATGGAACATGTCATCTCCCTAGATTTAACCCTCTAGGGCCATACAACCTACGACTATCGCAGGAAGCACATCAGTCCTTGACATGCTAGAGAAAGCATCTTACCTTCTCATTCGGTTGTACAGGTGCCGGGCTCGTTGGGCAGCATCGGAGGTTGCGGCTATTCAGAGCCTCCACTTTGTTTTAAAAGGTCTTGCATCACAGATCAGCATCAACTATACTGACCTCAACAAACCAGTTATGGCGGGTTTTGCTTCTGCCTGCTAAGGCTGGGGAAACCGTGGTAAACGCCCATGGAAATAATCCAACAACCATTGTATAACGGAAAGCTCTAATCTGCAACAAATAGATTATTGTTTTCATTGATAGTGATTATTAAGGAGATTGATTATGAAATCTTACATCTGCTACCGATGCTTTCATTACGCAAAACCGTTGCGTCAGTGGAATTCAAATGCTAGGGTATGGTACATGGGCTGCGGTAAGTGTGGCTCTGGACTTTTCTACAACTGAGGAATGCCATCATCACTCGTATAAACGTAATTGACGTCAAAGAACTGACTGATACCCATGTTCTGGCAGAGTTGAGGGAATCTCCTCGCATTTTCAGCCATATAGAGAAACATGGTGATCAGCCTAAGAAGCGCCCTGGTCAGTATACCTTGGGCACAGGTCATGTCATCTTCTTTACAAACAAAGCCACCTACATCTATGGACGTGTTCTAGACCTGTACGCTGAATGGCTTGACCGTGGCTACTCATTCGATTTCTCTTTAGAACAATAGACAAATCGCTTTACACAGCTACCGGAATGGTCTAAGCTCTATTACACACCAACAGATGAAGCCTTGGCAATCAATCGTCAACGCATCGCAGAGAGAATTGCAAGCAAGCCACATTACTATCGCATGAGAGGTAAGCCGCTATGATCCATCCAGAGCATATCAAACACATGAAAGAAGAATTCGCATTCCGTATCAACCAGGCTAAGCAACCAGAATACTTTGTCATTCGTGAAATGCTACTGTCTGAGTTACGTGGTTACGTTGGTGCCCTTTGTCATGCTCCTATCCCAGCAGACTTTTACAGTCATATGTGTGATGAGCTTAGGGAACTGCAAAACTTTCTGAAGGCAAAAGAAAATGAAATCTCTAATCGACCGTGCTAAAGCTCTCGCCCTTGAGCTACCAAACCTCAAGGGATTCCAAAGAGTAGCTTGCATCATATCGGATAAGCGTGGTAGGATTCTTTCCACAGGTGTTAACGACTACACCTGTACTCACCCTTTGCAGAAACGTCTCTCAGAGGCCACAGGATTCGATTCAGAGCGTTGTTATATTCACGCTGAGTTAGGTGCTTGCATCAAGCTAAAACCTCACCACCGAGCTTATAGAGCTACTATAGTGAGGGTTGGCCGGAAAGGTGACTTGCTTCCTAGTCAGCCTTGTCCAAGCTGCGCTATGATTCTAAAGATGAAGAATATACAGGTGCTAGAATGTACGATCTGAAAGATTTGCTAGACACAATCCCAACCAACGACAACGAAGACAGGAAGTATGCCTATTTAGATATTCTATCAGCTTTGGATTTCCAATCAGAAAATACTATGAGAAATTTCCTATCCCTTTGGGTTGACATGAAACCTGAAGAGGCAGATACTCTATCTCAACAGGACGCACAATACCGTGACTTCCTAGTAAGCTTCTCGGAGAGATACCATGACAATAGTTAACTTTGAATACCTTGGCTACGAAATCGAAGCAATTGTCGTTGAGGAAGATGGTGAGATGTACTGTGAATCCTACACGGCCCGCTGCTTGACTACAGGTGAGATGTTCGAGTATATTCCTAAGCTGGATAAAATGATTGCTAAACACGCTGTTGAGGAGGTGTGATATGGACAAGATTCGTTTGCTTACTAATGGTGGCTATTTAGGTGAAGACCTAAAGCCTGGAGACATCCTCACTGTAACTAATTGGGAAGGTACTGATTGCAATGCTTATGTACCATCTTACAAGGACAGTCTTTATTTTTGTGACGATGAGTTTGAAAAGGTTGTAGAAGTGGAAGAATTAGAGGTTGAAGGGTTGTTCATTCTCTTGTACGATGACTCTCGTCTGAGTGGACCTTACAGCTACCATGAATCTCTGGAAGAGTTTTACAGAGCTGTACGTTCTGGTAATACACCTAAGATTTGCAAACTATCATTTCTGGACTAATAAATGAACCATTGGCAAACCCACACCAACAAACTCAAACGAGAACTAACATCCGCTGGCTATACGTTGACAAAGAATAGCAACGTAAATCAGTGGGAAATTAAGGATTGTTCAAAAGTGATATTCAGTAGCAAATCGCTTGGTGATGTTATTAAATTGGCTGAATGTAAACTTGGACTGTAAAGGAGAGAAGAGATGAACGAGCAAGAACTACAACAAGCATACACCCGGCATTGCGAAATCACCGGGCAGAGCAAGATGACGCGCACCGGCTTCGAAGACTTCAAGGCAGGGTTCCGGCTAGGCCAGCCCGCCGCTCCTGTGGCAGCTGGTGAACCGGTTCACCAGTGGGCAGACCAAGACCTCTGGATGGATGGCGACGAAGCGGACCTGGCCAGCGCACGAGCCGAAGGGTTCAAGACCCGCACGCTGTGGACTGCCCCGCCTGCCGCCGCGCATGGAGATGAGGCGGTGCGGAAGGATGCGGAGCGGTATCGGTGGCTGAAAGAAAACTGCCAGGACACTGCTGACGATCTTTCGGTGTCGGGACAGCTGTGCTTCGGGACTTACCAGGCCGGACAGGTGGACGAGGCCATCGACGCCGCCATGCGCGCCCAGGCCGGCGAAGGGGGTAAAAAATGATCCCAAAATTTGCCTACAAGCTATCCGCCGATGACTTAGAAGACGCTTTGCAAATTCTTATTGACGTAAATAGTTTGAATGTGAAGCTTTTCAAGCAAGATGGGATGGAAGCTGATGCTATTGCGGCTCAAGCGCTTATGGATTTTCAGATGCTGTTGTTAGATGAATTGATTGCCAGAGTGAATTAAAGGAGATAGAAAATGGGTGCTTTTGATGGTCTAAAACTGTATCAAAGTTTTCCTAAGAAGTATATTCCTGAAGTTAATTCTTCCGAATTTAAAATAGAGTCTACCTACTATATATCTTGGGATGGAAGTAACGGAGGCGCAACAGGTGAGCATTTCAATAATATTGGGGATGCAATATCTTGTTTTAGAGAAAAGGCCGGAGAGAAAAAGCACCCCTCGGCATGGTTTAAGAGTGAGCAAATAGATTATAAATTGAGGAATTGTGGCAACTTAAAATGCTGGCGTTGTAAAGAATCCTAAAGAATAGATACAACTAAAGGAGATAGCCATGCTTCTTCTAATCTGTCCAAGATGTCACAAGCCTGATGAGGAATGCAGTTGTTGGCCTAGGTTGAAGGCGACGAACGGTAGTAGACAAGGAATTCTGATT